TATTAACGGGTGGTGGGTACAACGGCAAGGGAACACTTCTAAGGCTGCTTACTGCGTTTTTGGGTGAGGAAAATGTTTGTAACGTTAGTATGCAATCACTATCACAAGATAAGTTTGCTTCTGCCAGCCTCAACGGCAAACTAGCAAACATTGTCCCAGATATGTCAGACATGGCAATCCGTGATACTTCACTACTCAAATCTATCACTGGTGGCGACCTGCTTAAGGGTGAGATAAAATTCAAACAACCTTTTTATTTTAAAAACTTCTCAACCTCAATTTTTGGCTGCAACCGAGTGCCAGCTGTCTATGATGATAGCTGGGGGTTTATGCGACGTGTCCTGATTATTGACTTTCCTTTTAATTTTCTTTCGCAAGAACGCTTTCTCGAACTACATCCACCCACACAGACCCAAGTTGCTGGGGTTGAAACTGAGAATAAAATTGATTACGGCAAGGATAGGATTAAAATAAATGAAGAAAACCTTGGTATTTTCGAGCCTAGCGAGCTTTCGGGGCTGTTTAATATCATTGTAACCGTTCTGGCCAAACTGCTCAATAAGGGCGAGTTTTGCAGGTCTGTTAGCTATGATGACACTGCTCAGAACTATCATGCACATTCTAATTCAGTCCAATATTTTGTTGACAATTATTGTGAAATTGTTGACAATGGTGAGTTTGTTGAAACATTGAGGGATGTGTTATTTTCTAAATATTTAGAAGTTTGTAATGATATAAAAATTTCTCCAATGTCATTGATAGGGTTTGTCAGAACGTTAAATCGTGAACACAAAATCAAAATTAAGCGTGGGACTGATGGATTCAATAAAAAGTTAGTTGGTATAAAACTAATTGATTAAATATTAATTAACTACAACGCATAATGCTAGATGAGTTTATCTGTCATTATTTGTTGAGGGCTTTTTATGACGATAATGACAGATGATGATAGATATGCTCCAAATTACTATATATATAAAATATAATGCATTTTAATTTTTGGTTAATTTTTGGTCTTTTTTTCTGATAATACTTTTTCTATTTTATCTATCATTCTATCATTATCTATCATTCTTAGAGGTAAAAGAATAATGATAGATAATGACAGATAATGACAGATGAATTTTTTTTATGATATTTATCCTGATATTTATCCTTAACTTAGGTTTTGCTCTTAACACGCGCGCACGCGTCTTATCCTTATCTTATTCGTATATTAATTCCTCTCTTAACACGCGCGCGTGCGTCTTATCCTTATCTTACTCGTATATTAATTCCTCTCTTAACGTGCGTGTTCTAGTATCCTGATATTTATCCTAATCCTGATATTTATCATAGTATCACTATCCATGCTTTGAATTTAAGCGAAAATGGAAACAAACAGAAACCAAGTATAAAACTATGTCCAACGGTCAATCTTGCGTGTAGCGAGCAATTAGGGCTATTAAATAGCATTGTAACTGTTCTAGTCAAACTGCTCCAACAGTAATTAATTTTCTTTTTATATTAAAATTAATAAATAATAACACCATGCAAAACACAGAAATGACATTTTCCCACAAAAGATTAAAAACAATGTTCAATATTCATTAACTATGAAAATTAAAGTAATGGTCAAAAACTGCAAGCTGGTTGATTTGAATAAATTGGAACATTTTCAGGGCAAGTTGAAAGATTTGCCCGAGTCTGCACTGGAAAAATTAATGGCCTCAATAAAACGAAATGGGTTTAATGCTCCAGTTTTTGTGTGGGCTGGACATGATTATATCCTAGACGGACACCAGAGGATTCTTGCCATTAAAGCACTGATTGGCTATGGGCATGAGTTAGAAGGTAACAAAGTGCCAGTTCTCGAAGTTGAGGCCAAAGACGAAAAACAGGCAGCTGAGTTGGTTTTGACATATAACAGTCAATATGGTGTGATAAATCAAACAGGGTTGGATGAGTTTATGAAGCGGTTTGATTTGAATATTGATTACATGTCTGAGATAGTTGATTTTAATGTTGACAATCTTAAACATATTTATTTGGATAAAAATATAGATAACGATGAAAAAGAATATGACGAGAATATTAATACAGAACATATCTGTCCAAAATGTGGTTATAAATGGTAGCTATTTTTTCAGTAATAAGTTTGCAAATGAAAGCTATTGCATTAGTTTTAAAAGAAATTCTGGTGGAACATTATGGGAAAAGCAAGTGATAATATACGTTCAAAACGCAAACTAGCCATGGTTGAGTGTATGAAAAAAACCCTTGGTGTTGTTACTGCTGCAGCAGAAATGGCTGGGATTGATAGGTCTGTGCATTACCAATGGTATCTTAAAGATGAAACTTATAGGCATGCTTGCGACGAGATAGGAGAGATTGCTCTTGATTTCGCAGAGTCGAAACTGTTTAAGATGATTCAAAAAGAAGAACCATCAGCGGTGTATTTTTATTTGAAGACAAAAGGAAAACGTCGTGGTTATATTGAACGTGTTGAGAATGTGGTTGCAATTGCGGATAAGACTTCAATTATTGAGTTTTTGCGTGATACTTTACCACTACCAGCGCACAAAGTTAATGCAATTGAAGGCAAAATAGAAGAAATAAAAACAATTTCTAAATCTGATTCTTCTGAAGTAGTTACAATTGAGGAATAATATGAATTATGTTGAAGCGAAGCTTTCTTTTTTTAATCGGATTGGTTACATCCCACACAGGAAGCAGCTGCAATTGCACTCAACAGATAAACGTTATAGAATTCTGGCGTGCGGAGCTAGGTGGGGCAAGTCTTTATGCGCAAGTAAAGAAGCCATGTTTGCAATGCTTTATCCAGAATCCCTTGGCTGGGTTGTTGCACCAACTTATGATTTATCTAACGTCATATTCAGGCTGGTTTTGCTGGGTTGGTTCAGAGCTAGACCAGACATGATTGAAAATTATTCAGAAACACGTCAGCACATTAAGCTAATTAACGGTGCTGAATGTTACGGTAAGTCTGCTGATAATGTTGCCAGCTTGCTTGGTCGAGGGCTCGACTGGATTATTTTTGATGAATGTGCATTAGCTAAATCCGAGGTTTGGCAAGAATTCCTGCAGGCACGGTTGATTGAACGCAAGGGTTGGGCGTTGTTCACCTCAACCCCGAAGGGTAAAAATTATTATTACGATATGTATAAAATTGGTCAGCAAGGGCATAAGGATTATTTCAGTATAAGCGGAGCAACTTGGGACAATCCGATTGTTGATAAGAACGAACTTTTATCTATGCGTAAAAACTGGTCAGAACGTGCGTGGCGGCAAGAGGTTTTAGGCGAATTTATAGATTCGGGTGGGATTGTGTTTCGTAATATTCGTGACCAGACTCAAGGTTATCTCGAACCACCTAACCCAGAAGAGATTTATTCAGTTGGCATTGATTTGGCGAAACACACGGACTATACAGTTATTACCGTGATGGATTCAAATGCTCATGTTGTGGAATGGAAACGTTTAGAGCAGAACATGAACTGGAATTTGCAAAAGTTGCGGATCGAGGAGATATCTAGGCGTTATCATAATGCCGTTTGTTATGTTGATTCGTCGGGAATAGGCGACCCGATTGTAGATGATTTGATTGACATGAAACTTCAGGTTGTAGGCGTTCCCACGGCACAGAAAAAAACGCAACTTATTGATAATCTTGTGGTTGGTTTTGAAAATCATTCTGTTACATTTCCAGACTTACCAATTTTGATTAATGAGTTAGAAATTTTTGAGCATGATAAAACCATTACTGGTCGTGATAAATACAATGCGCCGCCTGGTTATCATGATGATTGTTTTGTTAAAGGAACGTTGATAACCACCCCTTCAGGTCAAACACCAATCGAAATGCTTAGAATTGGAGATTTAGTCACGACACGGTATGGGGATAGACCAATTGTTGCTACAAAGAATCATCATCGGACAGTGATTGATAAATTTGGTTTGACAGGCACTTCATCTCATCCAATATTTACAACTGAAGGGTTGAAACCATTAGCTTTATTAAAGGAAACCGATACAACATACATGTGGAATCCGAAGTTATCTATTATCGAGGAAAAGCGTATCGGAGATATCCGCAATCTGAAAGACGGCAACTCAGAGTTTATTGCAGAAAATCACGGGAAAAAAAGAAGGGTCTATAATATCCAAGTTGCGGGGATTCCAGAATATTTTGCAAATGGTATTTTAGTTCATAATTGCGTTATTTCGCTAGCATTGGCTTATTTTGGTATTAATCGTCGTAGCAAGATTGAGATTCCTATATCTGGGTTCTAAACTGATTCTGGACTGAATAGGCAAACAATTAAAAGCAAAATAGCTCTACCCTTTGCATGGCTTTCAATATTAGCGGTTGGAAAATCTTTACTCCCGGAGAGCAAATCGCAGCAGCCAAGGAAGACCCAAGACCACTTGAAGGTTATGGAGTTTCTGCACAGCGACAATTTGGATTTAGGTTTAATAACGTCGTGCTAGCTAGTCTTTACGATTATGCTTATTATTCTGATTGTTATCGCACAATCATAAACGCATTGAACAGGGAAATATTCCGAAAAGGAACAGATTTTGAACCTAAATTTGAATGTAAATGCACGAATCCACACTGTGGCAAGGAATATAAATACAAGGTAAATTTATGTGATTGTGGCATGCCAGTTAGGTCTGCTGATTATGAGCAACTTGAAAACTTCAAATCTTTTATTATCAATGCTAACGCAAACGGTCAAACTCTTATAGACGTTTTAAAGTCAATTGAAACCGATTTAAACGTTATTGATAACGGTTATTTAATGCTCTTGAAAGAATATCTGTATGACAAAAATGGAAAGATAATCGGAGCGCAGATTCTAGAAATATTGCGGGGCGACCCAATCTCACTAAGAAAAGTGATAGATCGCCAAGGCAGACTCGGATTTCAGATTGATACCAATACTGAGCAGCTTGTTTGCCCTGAGCATAGAACTTATTTGCAATCTGGAAAACGCTGTGATAAGTGTAAGAAAATTCTATACCCAGCTTATTTTAAGACGTGGGGTGAGAAAACTTATTACTACATTCCAGGAGAGATAATCCATGTCACCAAGTTCACTCCTACACTGCATTATGGATTCCCGCCTGCGTTCACTGTTCTAACAAAAGTTAAAGCATTAATGTCAATGGATAGTTACATCAACACCTACTATTCTGGTCAGAAATCGCCTAAGGGGTTGCCTGTCATTCGCACAAGTAACATTGACCAAGCCTTAAAGGGTTGGGAGAAAATGGTCGAGGGAACTCGTGAAAATCCACACCTAGTTTTCCCGCTGTTTGTTCAAGAATCAGGAAATGTTAAAACACCAAGGAACATGCTCGAATATGTGGATTTTATGCGTTCTCTTGATGAAATGCAGTATAACGAAGCACGTTCGGAAATGATGAAAACAATTGGTGCATTGTTCGGTGTATCTCCAATTTTCATGGCTGAAACTAAAAACTCTGGCGGGCTTAATAATGAAGGCTTG